ATGGCAAAATTAAAACCTGACTATATCGAATGGGTGTTAACCCTGAACGCCTCCGATGCGCAGAAGGAAATACATAATCTTTCAGAAAAGAACAAAGAGCTTCGGGATAGCAATAAGGAAATAAAAAAGGCTATGACCGATTTAATCGCCACAGGGAAAGCTGGTGGTAAACAGTGGAAAAGGCTGAATGAACAACTGAAAGAAAATAATAAGACGCTCGGCGAGAATAACAAGAAGATTGCCGAATGTGAGAAACGCCTGGATAAAACCACCATGAGCGCGAACCAGCTTGCACGTAAAGCCAATGCCTTACGTAAGGAACTTCGCGATACCGTGAAATCCTTGCAGCCGGAAAAATATGCCGCCCTGGAGAAGGAACTGAAAGAAGTTGAAAAAGCATACGGGCAGGCAACGAAGAAGGCGGAAGGTTTCGGCGGTTCTCTTCTTTCCTTGAACAAGATAAAAACGGTTCTGGCCGGTGTGTTTGTCACTATCGGCGCAATGATAACTGGGCAGATTGTCGGCGGGCTAAGGGATGCGATCAGTACTATTATAGAGTTCGAGAAGAAAAACAGTACTTTGGCCGCTATCCTGGGAACCACGAAAAAGAGTATCAAAGATTTAACGGATGAAGCGCGCCGACTGGGTGCCACTACTTCTTATACAGCCGCACAAGTAACGGAACTTCAGATAGAGCTTGCTAAACTGGGATTTTTCAAAGAGGATATTAAAGCTATGACGCCTTCCGTGCTGAAATTCGCTAAGGCGGTGGACACGGATCTTGCCTCGGCTGCTACGCTTGCCGGTGCAACATTGCGTATTTTCAACCTTGATGCAGAAGATACGGAACGGGCACTTTCTACCATGGCAATAGGTACAACGTCTTCGGCCCTGAATTTTGAATACCTGAATAGTGCAATGTCTACCGTCGGCCCGGTTGCTAATTCTTTCGGATTCACGATTGAGGAAACGACCGCCCTTTTGGGAGCTTTGGCAAACAGCGGTTTCGACGCTTCATCGGCAGCAACGGCAACACGTAATATTTTGCTTAACCTGGCTGACAGTAGCGGCAAACTCGCGCTTGCTCTCGGTGGTCCGGTTAACAACCTGGATGATCTGATAAAGGGACTTAAAAAACTAAACAGTGAAGGAATAGACTTGAACAAGGCCCTTGAACTGACCGATAAACGTTCCGTTGCAGCGTTTAACACTTTCCTTAATGGTACCGATACCGTGCTGGCACTTTGCGACGCGGTGACAGGTGCAGAAGATGCCTTTAATGCTATGTCCGAAGAAATGGGTGATAACGTTCAAGGTGCATTAAACCGGCTAAGTTCAACTATCGAAGGGGTAGTTTTACGTTTCTATGAATCAAAGGGTATTCTCCGGGATTTAATAGACCTTGTTACGCTTATGGTGGAAGGTGTGGGAGGTATGATTGACATGTTTAATAAATGGGGTGTTGTCACTTATACCGTTACCGCTTATTTGGTTTCTTACTATGGAGGACTGAAAATCGCTACCATGTGGCACGCCCGTTTTAAAACGGCGACCCTTGCTTCGGTCGTTGCAGAGAAAGCGCACGCCGTACAGCTTTATATCAGTCGGGCGGCTACTCTGACTTATGCGGCAGCCCAGGCACTATTACACAAGAATACTACCAGATGTACCGCTGCACTTCGGTTAATGAGGATCGAACTTTTAAAGAATCCATATACGGCCCTGCTCGCGTTACTCGTGGCAGCCGGTGTTGCTATCTACCAGCTTGCAAAGAAGACGGAACAGGCTTCGGCAGCGATGAAGGCCCACCAGGAAGTCGTAAAGAAAGTGAATGAAGAATATGCCAGCCAGGAAGCAAAAATAAAAACTCTTGTAGCTGCTATCAATGATGAGAACCTTTCCAACTACACCCGTAAACAAAGGCTTGCGGAATTAAAAGAACTGATACCGGATTATAATGCGGAATTGAATGAAGAAGGCAGGCTCATAAAGAACAACAAGGAGGCCATAGATCAATATTTAGTTTCCTTGGAAAAACAAATCAAGTTGAAAGCTTACCAGGAGGAACTGGAAGAGTTGTACAAGAAAAAAAGGAATCTTGAAAGTCAGGAATCAGAGCAAAGCGACGCTTACTGGGACACCCGCCAGCAAAATACATTGTCAGGATATAACCGGAACAGTCTTACCGCTAAAATAAGCCGTTTATTTGGTACGGAAAAAGAGGCTAACCAATTGAAAGCCCTACAGACAACACAGAAGGATTTGGCCGGTATAGAATCAGCAATCGCCCAGATCAATAATGATATCTTAAAAACAGAGGCGACGGCCACTTCATTAACCGGAACCAATAAAGAAAATATAAATACTGAAACATCCCTTATAAAGAAACTGGAGGCCGAAAAGAAAAAGGTTCAGGAGCAATGGGCGGAAGACAGCGAAGCGAATATCGCCAAGAAAAACAAGGAAATAGAACGTATCGACGCCGAAATAAAACGTTTGAATGAACTTGGGAAGGTCAAAAAGAAAGTTGAATCCGGAGAGTATAAAAATACGGAGACCGGTGCCGTTTTAAAGCCTTTGGAGATTGAGCACGAAAAACGTATGCTTCTTATCAAACAGAACCGTGATAAGGAAAATAAGACGGAAGCCCAGTATATTCTTGAAGGGACGGCGGAAAACCTTCGCTATTACCGGGAACGTATCGACGCACTCCAGAAGCTGGAAGCAAAGACGCCGGCTCAAAAGAAGAAGTTACTCGATGAAATCCACAAGCTCGAAACGGAAGCACAGACGGCCATTTTTACGGAAACCGGCAAGCAGGAGGACGCCCGTATAAAACTGGTACAGGAGAAACGGGATGAACGGTTGAAGATTGAAACCGCCTATTACAACGTCCAGAAGGACACCATGGAAAAAGCAGTATTAAACCAGAGTATCACGCAGGAAGCCGCCGACGCCTATATGCTGGAAGTTGAAGCGGAACACGCCGCAGAACTTCTGGAGATAAACCGTACCTACCAGGATGATATTGCCGCTTTGGAAATTACCGGTAAACAAAAGCGTATAGAAACAGCAACGGAAGCGGCCGACGCCGTGCGTGAGTCTGAAATGAAGCTATTACGTGATCGGGCGGCCATTGCTCAAAAAGTACGTGAAATAACTTCCATTCCGGTAGGAATAACCGGTATGCAGGAAGCACACCGGAAACAGGTTCAGGATGTAGAAACGACTTATAATGCCATAATTGAGATAGCGAGACAGGCGGGAATTTCTACCGTTGGTTTGGAGAAACAGAAACAGCAGGAAATTAGCCAGCTTGAATTTGAATACCAGAATAGTTTATACCAGATTCAATCCCAGATCGGTGTATCATGGGCGCAGGAATACCAGAATGAACTGGCCCTGTTAAAGAATTTGCACGATCAGGAATTAATAGACGAAAAGACATACCAGCGTAAAAAACTGCAAATGCAGATGAATAACGCTAAAAAATACTTTGACTATTATTCCGGCCTTTCCTCTTCCATGGTGGAAGCTATTCAGCAGGCCGAAATCGACCAGGTGGAAGCAAAATACGATGTTCTCATACAAGAAGCCGAAAACAACGGGGAAGATACTGCCGCCCTGGAAGAAGAGAAGGAAAATAAGAAACTGGAGATTCAAAAGAAGTATGCGGATGTAAATTTTGCTATCAAGTGTTCCCAGATCATAGCAGATACAGCCGTTTCGATTATGAAGGCGTACGCGGACTTAGGACCGATCGCCGGAACCGTTGCTGCAGCAATGCTTGCGGCTACTGGTGTGGCCCAGTTTGCATCGGCCAAAGCAGAACGGAACAGAATTAAAAACATGTCCCTGAAAAACACTACTGGCAGCAAGACCGCCACGGCTGAACGTGTTGTTTCCGGTTCTTCCGGTGGTGGATATTCGGAAGGTGGTTACACTGGTCCCGGTGGGCGTTATGAAGTGGCCGGCGTTGTTCATAAGGGAGAATATGTGGTACCACAGCCGGAAATGAATAATCCTAAAGTAATCGACGCTGTTAGCACTATCGAAGCGATCAGGCGGCAGCGTACCAATGCGAACCCGTTGCCACAGAATCCGGGTGAATATGCGGAAGGCGGTTACGTTACCTCTTATGCAGGGGATTCTTCCTACCGGGAGTTCCTGGAAGCGGCAAAGGAGCTGCGCGCCTCCTGTGAGGCTATCAAATTGATAAAGGCCTATATCGTTTACCAGGATTTGGAGAAGGCCAAGGAAACTATAGATAACGCCCGTAGTACATTTACACGCGGAAAATAA